ACGGGGGCCGGGTTCTTCGGGGGGCGACCGGGGCCGCGCCGCACGGGGGCCTCGGCCGCGGGCGCCGCGGGCGCCGGGGCGACGGGGGCCGGCGCGGCGACCGCGGGGGGCGGCGTCGGCTCGGGCTCGACGCGGTTGGCCTTCGGGGGCGGCGGCACCGTGGGCGCAGCCGGCGGCAGCGTCACGACCGTGGGGCGCTTGACGAACCCGAGCTCACCGAGCACGGCGAGCGCCTCTTCGGTGTTCGAGCACTCGAACTCCACCGTCGCGCTGCACCCACCGTCGCCGTTGTTGGTCGTCCAGAATCGAACCAGCTTCTTCATTGTTTGCTCTCCGCTACGAACATGAGCAGCGCAATCCCCACCGTGGGGTTGCGGCTACTCGAATCGGCGTCATCGACTTCCGCCATGACGCAGTGACCGTTCTTGAGCAGCGCACCGATCATCGGTGCGAGCGTGGCGGGAATGTACCCCGCCTTGATGCGCGATCCGAGCATGAGCCGGATCGCGTTCTTGTCGAACTCGTTTTCCGGCTCGAACTCCAGATCGAGCGGCGTGCCGTGCGGCAACAGCTTGGCCCAGGTTGCGGGGTTCAAGTGGTGCTTCGCACCCGCGAGGGTGGTGTGCAGCAGCACAAACGTCTTCATGTAATACGATCCCTTTTCACCGCTCGGGCGAGCCTGTGCAGTGCGCCGATGGCTGTGTTGGCGGACACGGCTTTCGTCTTGCCGTCGGTGGCGCGCGTCACACGCGCCACCCATTTCGCTTCTACACCGTCAGGAAGAAACCGCCGGGTCAGCTCGACGTGGCACTCGCGCTCGTCGAGGCGCGCCCATGCGCGCATAATGCCTTGTGCAACCCGTTCCGTACCTTTCACGAGACGGGTTGTTGTAAGAATTCGTTTATGATCGTGTGGGTCGATCCCCCCAAGCTGCCCGATGAGGAAGCGGCGAATTCTCGTGCGCGTCAGGGCCAGCAGCGAGAGCACCGCAGTTTCGCGAGGCACACCGTCGAGCTCCATGACGGCTTCGACGTGACGGTTCCAACACGCCCACGAGCAGGCGAACACGGCACCTTGGGTGAGCTTCGAGGCGATGACCATAACCTGCGCGCCGCAGCGGCATACGCAGTGCCAGTGCGTGCCGAGGGCTGCGCGGTCGGTGGGCGCATACCCTCGGAGTGCGTTGAGTAGCCCCCACTGCCCGCGCAGGTCAAGGGACCACCGCATCTTTGTCTTTGGCGTGTAGAGCTCAGGGGGCGGCGCGACGACGCGAATACGCGGGACAGGATCGTACAGTGTTTTGCAGAGCTCGGGGTCGCCGCCGGTCAGGTGGTAGATGGAAACCTGTTTCGCTGCGCGCCGAGCCGTTGCAGGTTTTCGCTTCGTGTTGCCGACGGTGCGGAAGCTCATACGGTTTCGAGAAGCTCGTCGATCGCTGCACGCATCAACTGTGCTCGCGTGAAGTCGTCGGGGTCTTTTCGGGGCGGCAGCCGAACCGACGCAGACCACTGCCCCATGAAGCGTAGGTACTCGGAGTTCGCCCACCCACGCTCCCAGGCGTCGCCGTCGAGCACGAGTACGACAGGGCGCGGCGCGAAGGCGAGCGCTTCGAGATGCCCCTCCGCGGGGGTGCCCATCACTGCGACTGCGTCAGGTAGGTGCGCAACCGCGTCGAACAGCCCCTCGACCACCAGCACCGGGCGCCGGCACGGGCGCATGAGCTGGTGTGCGTTGTAGAACGCGTGGGCTCGGTCGCTCCCCGCCAAGGTTCGCTTCTCGACGACCCACCGCGAGAATTGCTCTGAGCAGTACAAGCGCTGCGCGCCTGCTACCTCGTCGAGCTTATCCACGCGGTGCATGAGCGCCGTCAGCGAGAAGTCGGTGTCCGTGTTCAAACTCGATCGCACGGTCACGAACGGCGCGTGCCACAGCTCAGGGAGCTTTCGATACTCGATGAACTGCGCGAGCTTTTTGCCGAGCCCGTGTTCACGGGAGACGGCCCACAGCGCTTGGCCGCCGGACACCGCCGACGAGAACTCGAAGGCCGGTGCTGTGTCGTCGCCGCCTATCGCCCGCACCGTCTCTTCTACGCTGTCCCACAGCTTGCCGCGCACGTTGCATCGCTGGCAGTAGAACCACCCGGCGATAAGGTGCACGGACATGCTGTGGTCAGGCCGGTTGGTCTTGCTGCTCACGCAGTTTGGGCAGAGCACCCGTGCGCGGCCGTTGCTTCGGCGTGCCTCGGGGCTCTCCAGTGCTGCGGCGACCGCGTCCTTGAGCTGGCGGTAGCGCATCAGTACACCCCCGCGATGCGCCCGCACGCGAAGTTGGTAGCCACGGGGCCGACCAGCATGTTCTCGTCACCAAAGCGGTTCTTGGCGACGAAGAAGGTAATCATGCCGTCGTCGCTCTTGACCATCGAGATCATCTGGTCGCAGATGCGTGCTTTCGCCATCGAGTCCGCGATGTCTTCCGACTCGATGCGCTTGTTGCGGTCGTTGGTCTTGCGACGCTGCGCCTGCGACCCGGTGATCGTGAAGCGCTGCGCAACCTCGCTCGACATGCGCATCGTCTCGTACACCGTGTCCATCGCGGCGTAGCTGCTCGACTGCATGTTGTCGGCTTGCTTCGTCGAAGCCAGTTTGTCGCCGTAGTCCACGGCCAACAAATCCATCTTGCGACCCATGCGCTGCTCGGCGTCGGCCACCCACGCGTTGATGTCCGTCATGGTCGTGAGCTTCGCAGGGAACCACTTGCTCACGAACTGCCCGAGGTTGGGCTTCATCTCTTCGTACTTCTCACGGGCGATCGTGTGGTTGCCGCCCATGATCGTGTTGATCGGCACTTCGGTGAGGTTGGCCAGCAGGCGCGCGTTCACCGTGGCCACGTTCAGCTCCAGGGTCGCGTATCCGACGAACAACCCGTCGCGCAGACCCTTGGCGCTCATGTGATTCATAAAGACGCTCTTGCCGCCGCTCGTGCCGGCCACGGCGATCAGCAAGCACCCACGAGGCAGGCCGCCTTGCAGCACGAGGTCGAGCTCGAAGATGCCCGTGCTCCGCCTGTCTGCGAGGTTGGAGCGGTTGATCTCCGAGAACACGTCTTCGGTGCCGAGAATCGTACCGAGCGACGTATCCACGACGCCCAGCCGGTCTACCTCGTCCAGCTTTTTGCGGACCTTGGTGAAGTCACCGCGGTTCGCGAACTCGGTCATGGTGCTCGTGACGATCTCTTGGTGCGCCGCGCGCTTGAGTACGGGTACGAGCTCCCCAAGCACGTCGGCCTCGCCAGTCTTCTCGTGCGGGGCCTCGATGAACATGTCGAGCATCATGTTCAGCTCTTCGTAGGTGGTGGAGCCCTCGTGCACCCACCTTCGCGCGCGCTGCGCGCAGATGACCGTGCTGCTCGGGCCGTGCCCCGTGTCTTTGAAAATCGCCAGCGCGCAGCGAACGGCGAGCTGCGCGGCCGGGTCGCCGAGACGCGATGGGTCGATGGTGATGATCTTGCCGATGAACGAGGCGCGGCTGGCGCACATACATGCAACCAGCCGCTCGAAGGACATCGTCATCCCGTAGGAATCTTTTTTGTCAGCCACTTGCCCACTCCTTCAAGAACTCGAACGCGTCGTAGCGCGCCTGTAGGTCTGCGTGGAGCTCCCTGGCGGCGCGCTCTGCCTTGGGGGCCATCGCGCGTAGTTGCTCCAGCGTGCACGGCCCGTCGTTGGCCGCCGCGACCACAACCGACTTGGCGGCGCCGTGGTCTGCGACAGCCTGCACGCGCGCCTGCATCTGCTGAAAGCGCTCGGCGTACAGCCGCGCCTCCGCGGCGAGCACGATCTGGCCGCCCATCTTGCGCAGGTCGTGCTTGAACCACGCCCACGTCTTGTCGGTGCCGATGCGCGACGCGCGCAGCATCCAGTCCATGCGTGGGAAGATGGACACCTCGCTGCTCTTCGCGCGGACGTGGTTGCTCCACACAGCGAGGCTCCAGTAGAACCACTCGTGCGGGGCGCACGTTCGCCGTAGCGCGTGCTGTGCGAACTCGACGAGCTGCGGGTACACGTCGAGCGACCCCACCGCGCGCCTGCGGCTGTACCCCAGCTCCGCCTTCACGGAGCGTGCACGAATTGGGTGCACATACTCGTAGGTCGTGCGGAGCGCAGTCGCGACGAGCTGTGCGTTCTGCTCGTCGGTGTTGGTTGCCCTGAGCACCGGGGGACGCGGGAGCTGCGTGTAGAGCCACGGGCCCGGCTCTCGTGGAAACACACCCTGCCACGTCACCGTGATGAGCCCCCACGGCATAACCCGCCGGACGGGCGCGCCGCCAATCAAAGGCTGGTTCAAGTCAATCATCTCACTCCTTCACAGTATGACCGGCCTTGCGGTAGTCCTTCACACGCGCAGACGTGTGCTGGTCGAACCACTTGCAAGTGTTGTGGTCGTACATCGTGTACCCACCCTCGGTGCGCTTGCACCCGCAGTGCGTGTCCGCGATGTCGTAAACCGGCACTTCATCCTTCACGACTACGTTGTTGGAGTCGGTTCGGCGCAGCGCGCGCCCGAGCGACTGGAGGGTGCCGATGGTGCTCTTGTTCGCACCGGCCATGACGAGGGACTGGAGCGACGGGATGTCCACGCCCTCTTGAAACACGATGTTCGCGACCAGCACATCGAGGTCGCCGTTGACGAGCGCCTTGACCGCGCTGGCTCGTGCGTGCGTGTCGCGCTGTCCGAAGACGAAGTCTGCCGCGACCCCCGCCTTGCGTAGCGCGCGCACTACCTCACGCCCGTGGTCGATGCTCCTCACGAAAGTCAGGCACGGCTTGGGCGCCTGCTGCACCGTGCTGACGAGCACCTTCATCCGTTCTTGCGACGCCATGACCGCGTCGTACGACTGCGCCCACTGCCGCGAGAACTGCATCATGTTCATCGCCTTGTAGCCGCCGATGCGCGGCACCGGGATACGCACAAGGTGAATGGTCGGCCGGGCGATGGCGCCGTGCTCGACAAGCTGCGCGGAGTCGAGGCGGTAAATCACGTCGCCCGTCGCGCCGATCACTGCGAGGTTGCGCTCATCGCTGCGGTCGAGCGGCGTGCCGCTGAACCCGAAGCGGTAGTACGCCCCGCTGTACGCCTGCGCGGTCTGCAAGAACGTCTTGCTCGCGGCGACGTGCACTTCGTCGATGCCCATGCCGCGTACGCTCTTGACGTGCGCCAAGGCGCGGCTGTCTTTCTGACAGAGCGCCTTGTGGAGCGACTGAAACATCACGACGTTCACGCGCTCGAAGGTCCGCCGGCCGTCACCAAAGCGGCCTACCGGCTCCCCGATGCGGCGCTCGATGCGCGTGGCGATCTCGTCGAGAAGGCTCGCGCGGTGCACGAGAAAATCCCACTCGACGGGGTAGAGCGCTGCGAGCGCTGCGATGATCTCCGTCTTGCCGCCGCCCGTGCCTACCTTGATGATGCCGCGGTGCTTTACGAAGCACCGCTCGACGGCCTCATGCTGGTAGTCGCGCAGCCACGACAGGTCCGCCTTGTGGTCGTGCTTCCCAGGCGGCTTGCGCTTGTCGCGCACGTTCACCTCGATGCTCTCGGCACGCGCGCCGCGCATGACCACGCCGAGCAACCCTGACGGGAAGCACTGCGCGCGCACGTTGTACAAGGGCTCGCCTTGCTGGCCGCCCAGGTACCGCGCACGAAAGCCGTTCACCGGCAGTACGAGGAAGTTGTACAGCCAGTGCGCCTCGTCGTCGCTGATCTTGCTGACCCGCGCGACGACGTTGTCCACCTCGATCCACACGCTAGGTGTCCAGCTCGTCGAGGAGCTGTGCCTTGCGCTCGCGAATGTGGGCGTCGATCAGTGCGGTCTGGCTCTCGTCCGCCAGATATGCACGCAGCGATGCCACGTCGAAGAAGCGGCGTCGCCCGTCTTCGACGACCTTCACATACCCGAGCGCCCCCCAGCGGTAGACCGTCGGGGCCGTCAGGCCGAGGAGCTCGCTCACCCGCGACGGGTTGATGTACCCACGCAAGAGCCACGCGTCGTCGGCCTTCGAGGTGCGCCGCTTGTACTTGCGGGCGTGCCGCGTCTTCACCACTTCCGTCGTCATCGTCCATCCTCCAGAAGCCCGAGCATGTTCAACATGCCGAGGCTTTCGTCCTTGAGCTCTCCGCTCGACCGCTTGAGCGCCTTGCGCACCGCGCGGAGCTGCTCTTGTGTGTGGAACTTGAGCTCCAGGGTGAAGGGTCTGTCTTCGGCCGCAGGAGCTTCGACCGACACCGCCTTCGCTGCCTTCGCAGTCTGCTCGACGGCGTCATCGAGCAGGCGCGAGAGCTCGTCGTCGCTGAACCCCGTCACCGCGAGCTCCGTGCGCTCCCATCCCATACTCGCCAGCTCGCGGAGGATCGTCTCCGCAGTGTCGAGTCGGATGTGCCCGCGGTTCTTGTTCAACGCGAGTTGAAGCGCGTTGATCTCGTCGGGCATGTAGCCGCCCACGACGACACACGGAATCCCGACGATGCCGTTCGCGATGGCGGCTTCGAGTCGGTGGTGCCCGTCGAGAATGTCATACGTCAGCCCGTCTTCGTTGGGCTGCACGATGACAGGGTCGATCATGCCGAAGCGCTTGATCGACTTCTGGAGCATGACGAGCTCGTCGCTCGACATCTCGTTCGGGTTCACCGGCTGCCTGCGGAGCTCGGCAGCCGTAATCGTCTTGAGTTCCATGTCCATCAGTCGGACTCCTCCCACAGCAGACGGAGCTCGGCGTCGTGCTTGAGAACACGACGCCACACCATCGTCCACTTGTATACGAGACTGGTGGATACACCCGCCTCGTCGGCAATCTCTTGTGCCGTGCTCTCGCGCGTTAGCAAACGCACTGCGAACGGCGCCTCTTCTCCGAGGACTTCCTCGACGCGGGCGCGAACCCGCGCGACACATTCGACCCGCTCGGGCGCGGCGTCAAGTGTTAAAGAATCGTCTTCGACGGGTTCTCTAAGAATCCCGTCGAGCCTCCCCTTGCGCCACACGTCCCCGCTCACCGGGGCACTCATCGAGCGCAGGTACCGCGCCATTGCCCGCACGGCGACGTGGTACAGCAGACCGCGGTAGTCGCCGCGGGCCGGGTCGAACCGACGGCTGGCCACGAGCACGTCGGGCCACGCGGCTTGAGTGAGCTCCATTGCGTTTGCCCACCACACGCGGTTGTACCGTCGTGCGGCTTCGTTGAGCACGTCCACGATTGTTTGGTTCACTTCACGCTCACTGTGTGATTGCTTGGATCACGGGTAGGATTTCATCGTAGTACCAGTACAGGTACTCCCAGGAGTCTACCACCTCTTGCTTGTCGATGTTGTGAAACTCAGCAACCCACTGACGGGCAAGCGGCTCGTCTACGATTTTGTAGATAAGCGCCCCGTACATGCTGAGGTGCACGGTCAAACCGTTGTTGTTCGCGGCAGGCAAGTCGTTGATGTACTTGTTGGCACGGATGACGCGGGACATACGATGGATGTTCGGCTCAAGGCACTTGACGAGCCCATCCACGTCTGTTGTCTTGAGCTCAGCGAACGCACGGAGGTGAAGGCTCGGTTTCTTCATTCCGCCACCAACAAGCCGCGCACGACGTGCCACCGCTCGCGCATGGCGTTCTCCAGCTCCATCGGCCCCGGTTCGGGCTTCCCCGTCCAGAACAAACATGCCTCCCGCACTTGCTCTGGCGTGTACTGCCAGACACTCGCCCCGGTGGCTGTCAGTGGGAGGTCGCCGAGCGGGTGTAGTGCGAGCAGCACATACCCCGAGGTGCGTAGCCGGAAGGTTACGATCTCTGCGAAGATGTCATACCTTCCGTGGAATCCATCGACGAGCACTTCATCTGTATCGGGGAGCCTGATTCGCGGCTTGGCAGCGATAAACTCCGCGAACTCATCAGGCGTCATCAGCAGGATTTCGTCCGACAGCTCTTGCGGGAAGTCGAACGCCGTGATGATCTGGATTTCGCGGAAGTCTACGGTTGGTTTGACGATTCGGTTGTTCCGACGCCAGCCAAAGTCGTAGTGGTCGGGGCATACACTGCTCAGGTACTTCTCCCCGACTACCACTGCTCCGTTGATTTTCAGCTCATCCCACTTCACGGGTCATGCTCCATGCGGCGTAGGATGCACCTAGCCACTCCGCAACCTGTGTGCGGCTCGGGTTCGCTCGACCAAACACCGACGCGAACACCACGCTCAGGGTGGTGCGATCGGGCGCGTAGAGATCAGTTAGCCTTGTATGCCACGCGATGGGGAGTACCGATCGGTACATTCCCGCCATGCACGGCACGCGGCGCATGACCACATCCGCATAGGTGTCGCCGTACAGCGCGCCGACGATGTGCCCCCACAAGGGCTCATCCGTGCGGCAGGCTCGATACCACTCTGGCTTCGTCTGATAAAACCGCGCGAGGTCGTCGGGCTGCATCTTGAGAACTCGCTTGCAGCCGTCCTCATTCATGTACATCGCGGTCATCAGCCGAGTGCACGCGAACCCACGGGTTTGCACGAACATCAAGCCCTCCCCGACTGGTGAGTTCAGGATGCGATCGTACGCGCGGCGCACTGTGCCCCACTTGGTAGCATTAAATTGTTCGGCTAGCTGCATGGGGAGCCAGCCTGTCTCGGTTGGGTCGAAGACCACGCCGCTCTCTAAGTCACGCCACGTCCACGCTTTCATAGGCTTTCATAGGCTCTCCTTGGATATTCAGAAGTCTAAAAGAGAAGCCGGGGTGCCATAGGGCACCCCGATGCTACAGACCCAGGCCGCTGAACCCGGTGTTGGCTTCGGCGGCCATCACCGCCACAGCCACACGGCCACCGAGCTCGGTGAGCTGCCCGCGGAGCGCGTCCAGCTTCACCCCGAGGGCCGACTCGAACGAGGCCACCTTGGCCTCGTAGGCTGCGAGCTCGCGCTCGCGCCCCTTGAGGGCGCGGACGCCTACGTCGCCCAGCTTCTCGTCGATGCCCTCGACGACGGTGCGTACTTCGCGCGTGAGGGCGTCGAGGACGGCTTCCGCCGCCTTGTCGCCAGCCATCGCAGCGATCTCATAGACCTTCGATCGCGACGCGCTGCCCAGCGCGTCGCCGACAGCACGCCATGTCGCCGCGTGCGTGTTGGGGATGTAGTAGAAGCCGCCCGAGTCTCGGAGCGAAACGGCGTGGCAGCGGCGAGCCCACTCCACCAGCCACGACGAGATGTCGTGGTGGTGGATCGTGCGCAGCTCGCGGCGGAACGCGAGCACGACCGTCTCCGCGGTTTCCTCGGAGACATCCGCCCCGTCGGGGAGCACGCAGACGGGGTCGTCGGTGTCGGGAGACGCCAGCCGCGCCTCCCACTGCGTGACGAAGACGGGCTTTCCTCGGGAGTCCTTCTCCCGCTTGAGCACCGCGAAGGTGTGTGGATCCTCGGACGGCCGGACCAGCGTATCTTTGTCCGCAAACTCTGCGAGCGCGCGTTGGAGCGCCGTGCGGGGCGTAGTGACGGGCGGCAGCGCCGCCATGTCCAGGCCGGCCTTCATCCAGGCCGCTTCCAGACGGGTGCGCTCCGTGCGCCCCGCCAGCTGCCAGTAGGTCACAACGCCCGTGGTCGCCCCACCGTCTACGATCGTCAGCTTTTCCATGTGATTCCTCTTTTCTTACAGACAGGCTATTAATGCTGCGTCGATCCGCGCGTCGAGTTCGTCGCGGATCGCCCGCCTCGTTGGTGCTTTGATTCGATCTGCGTAGATGCCGGGGAGCATCTTGGTGAACGCGAGGTAGAAGTTTGAGCTGCGCTTGCTCGCGTGCATGAAGTGGGACCAGCCCACGAAGATTTCCGTAGTCATCACGACCACGAGCGAGCCCACGGTGTCGTTCAGAACACGGCGCGCTGACCCGCGGTTCGCCCCGCTCCCTACGGAAAACCACCCGCTTCGGTGGTCTTGCCCCGCGAGCGGGCACTGCGCGTTGAAGCTCGTGTACCGCACGGGGATGCGCGGCGCACCGGGCCTCACCGTGATGGAAAACTCTTCGACGCACGCACAGGGGAGCGTGCGGTGCGTCGAAGAGTACAGCACGCCGAGCAAGTGCACGCGTGCTGTGACATCACCCGTCGAGGTAGACATGCTCTCCGCTCTTCGCAGAGCAGTAGTTGCCTCTCGTGACGAGCCAGATCACCCGCACGTCGCGGGGGATCGGGGGGTCGTCGCCGTAGCCATCGGTGGCTACGACGAGAACGTGCGGCCGCTTTGCGGCCGGTAGCCCCGTGATGTGTTCCATCACGGGCTCGAAGGATGTACCCCCGCCGCCGCGGAGCGAGGCTTTCGCCTCACGCCACGAGCGAACGGGCACCGCAGCGTGCACCTGGGCGTCGCACGCCACGAAGTCTACGACGCGCCCAGGCATCGCCTTGAGGATGCCTTCGAGCTCGTTCATGGCGAGCTCGAAGTCGTCTGAACCCATCGACCCCGACGTGTCGAGGGCGACCATCACGCGGGGCTGCGGCGCGTGCCAGCCCGCGAGAACGGGGGCGCCGGCCCCGTAGCCGAGCCCCGCCTGTCGGCGGTTTGGACGTTTGTAGGTCTTATCAACCATGCCGGCCGCATGGTTGACCGCGCTGCGCACCTTCGCGCGCAGCTTGTCCTGCCATCGCACTTTGGGGGGCGCGAGCATGTCGCCCGCCCAGCGCACCCAGCCGCCGGGTACGCTCCCCTTCTGTTTGGCTGCGGCTTCCTGCATTGCGGCTGCCGTGGCGACGGCCACGGCTTTCATGTCGCCCGCAGAACGCCCCTCGGCGCCGCTACCACTGCCCGGCTTGTCGCCGGCCTCCCCGTCGGCCGGCTCGCCACCGGCCCCACCGCCGCACTTGCCGCTGCCGCACTTGCCGCCGCACTTGTTGGGGGCGTTGCCGGCTTTCGGCTGACTCTGGCCTTGGCCCTGGCTCTGGCCGCCTTGCTTGGGCTGCGGCGTACCCTGGCCGCTCTTTTTGAGAGCGGCGTAGTACATCTCTGCGGTCAGCCCATCGGGCTGACCCATGCTCGTCGGGGTCACCATGCTGAACATGTCGACCCCCGTAGCCGCGAGATTGTCGTTAATCTCGCAGTCCGCGGCGACGTTCCACAGAGGCGCGTCGCTGTCGAGAATCCCCGACGCATGGCGCCGGGGGTGGTGCTCGTTCAAGAGGTGAAACACCTCGTGAACGAGCGAGGCTGCCGTCTGTTCGACGGTCAGCTCGTCGAGGTCGGCCGCATCCCAACGGAGCACTCCGTTGGGAGACACGGCCATAGTATTGAGCGTGCCGCGCGGCACTTCGCGCAGCACGAGCGCACTGACCGCCTGAGCCAGATACGGTAGTTTATGAACTACCGTGATCTTGGCTGCGGTCAGCTTTTCCTTCGCCCCGAGGTTCTTGGGGCTTTTCGCGTTCCAGACCATTCAATTCCTTTCTCGAGCGCAGCGCTCGCGGAGAGGCACCGACCGAAGCCGATGCCCTACCGCGAACGCTACGGGGTGATGCCCGCCGCCGCGAGGGCGGGCTTGATTCTGGTCATAACCCGAATCCAAGCCGTCCCCGTGGTCAGGGCCGGCGCGAGCGGGTGGCCGTTCTTGGCGGCCAGTAGCGCCGCTCGCGCGGCACCGTAGATCAAGTCCACACCTTCGACGGCCAAGCCGTCGAAGATCGCCCACATCTTTTCGGCGCGCGCGGAGAAGCGCGCCTTGTCGGCGCGCTCACTGATGAGCGTCGCCGCGAGGGCCGACGCGACCACATGCGTGCGGTCGGCCCGCGCCGGGTCGTGCTTGAACGTCGCACGCCCGTCGAGAAGTTCCCCAGCGTCGGGGAGGTCTTGCCTGGCAGCCCAGGTCAAGAATTCGCTCGCGGCGCCGTCGCCAACGAAAGCCGAGACGAGCGTGATGCTCGTCTCTTCGCTCGCCCGATGCAGCCGGGCCGACGCAAGAGCTCGCGTGGCGAGCTCCCAGGTGCGGTGGGAGGGCCACGCTTTCGCGGCACTCCCTTCCGTCGGCATCCTGTGCAGGATGCCGGGGTTCGCTCGCGCAAACGCGCTCGTCAGCGCAGACGCCGCCGCGAACGCGGCGTCCCAGCCCGATTCCACGAGCGACGTGGCGGCTGCCACGTCGATGGGGCGGCGCACGCCCGAAGCGCCGCCGATCATGTAGTCGGCCCACTGCTCAGCAGTGGGCATGGGCCACTGAATGTGGCCCAGCCGGTTCGCCACGGGCGGCGCGAGGTCGAAGCCACCCGCGGCGCACTCCGGGGGGTTCGCAGCCGCGAAAACCCTCGTCGTGCGCGGGAGCTCGCTGCCGCCGATGCGTTTGGCTTGGATAAGCCCCAACAACGGCGGGTGCAACGCCGGGGGCGCCGACGAAAGCTCATCCACGAAGAGGATGGAGCCCGGCCTGTCGTTGAAGTCGTCAAGCCACCACGGTGCGGGATACGCGATGCGCGTATCCTTCGCCTTGCCAACGGGGACGGGGACGCAGCCAAACGCCCCCTCCCCGCGCTCGCCGGGGGAAAGCACTTCGCAGTGCACCCCGAGCGATCTCGCGAACTGCTCGATGATCGCGGTCTTTCCGGGGCCGGGGAGGCCCCAAAACAGCAACGGCAGCCCGTCACCGTAGGACCCACCCCGCGCGAAGTAGGCAACCTTGAGCACTTCGAGCACGTCCATTGATCCGCCTATTCTTTTCGTTTAATACCGTTCGTTTAAGAAGCCTGAGCGCACCTCGGGCTTCCGTGTATAGGGAATGGAGCGAAGCTCCATTCCCTATGGTCTGAATCTGGAGTCTGGACAGCGGGGGGGTGGAGGGGGGGTGCGCAGCAGCCCCCCCTCGCATTGGGGCGGCGAAGCCGCCCGGTGAGAGGGCTTCGCCCTCTCACCCCCCGGCGAAGCCGGGGCCCTCTGTCCGGCTCCCCCCTACCCCCCGTTTTAAGAGAAACCGAGCGATCGGACAAGGGAAAAAGTGAACGATGGTGAGAAAATGACCAAACTATGACCAAACCATGACAATCGGACCCTCGGCTTCGCCGAGGATGCACGGGCACGGGCTCGCTCCGCTCGCCGCGGTGCCCGTGCATGGTGCGCTTCGCGCACTCAGCCCAAAGGGGGGATATAGGGGGGCGGGCTCGCTTCGCTCGCCGTCGCCCCCCGCATACCCCCCTTTGGAAACCCCCCGCTCCCCCCGAGCCGGAGCCAAAAGCAGAAGTCTTAAACGAAACCGTGCACATGCTTGCCTCACCCTCGCGTTGCTCGGGTTCGGCATTCTGCGCGCCGCGAAAAAGCCCCGCGGCTTCGGGGGTGGGATCACGCCACGCGGTGAACTGCGGGCATGATCCCCAGTTGAGCGCACACCGCGACAAGCTCGCGGTGCGTTTCATCCAGGTTGCGGACAGCCCAGGCGCCGTCCGACGATGGGTTTTCGAGCCCCGCGAGCTCGAAAACCATCCGCGCGAGCTTGGACCGGCGCGCGGGGGAGAGGCTGGGGTCGAGCCACGAAAACGTGACTCGAGCCGTACCAGCGGCAGCGCCGCGGGCAACGGGCACCAACGCGATATGCGCGGTGCCCCGGTTCGGCGTGCGGTCGCACGCCCCCACGGCGCGCGTGTGCACCGCCGTGGGGGCGGCGGTGCGGTACTCTGCGCGCGGGCCCGCCACGTCGCTCGCCGCGACGGAAGGGCGCCCGGGGCGCGTCGCGTAGGCCGGCTCGACCCACGCGGTAACACGCCCGGTGGGCGTGTCGAGCACGACGGTACCGTCAACGGGTACCGTCTCGATCGCTACCGGCTGCCGCCGGTAGCTTACCATTGTCCCGTGCGGGACGTGACGGGTTGCCCCGTCTTCGTCGAGCACGGGCACGGTGTTCACCCGGATTATCACAATTCCTTTCCGGCGCGTTCCCCGCGCTCTTGCGGCATCCGTGCAGCCGCGGGCTGCTGTTTCTTTATGAAACAGCAGTGCCAGCCCCATCACGCGGGGGCTGTTCGCGGGGGGTCAGCAGACGTACCCCATACTGCGCCATTCTGCGAACCGATGGCGCTCGCTCGCCGACATGGCTTGTGCCATGCGCCATCTCTCGCGGATCGCGTGCATCGCGATGGCGTGCAGCCTCCGATTGTCCTCGGGGGCGAGATTCCAGTCGCTCGCCTCCAAAAACAGGTCTTTCCATGCGCGCTCGGCGCGAGAAAGGCTCGCGCGCTTCGCGCGCCGGTAGTTCGCTCGGAGCGAGGCACGGGCCGCCGCGTCCTCGACGGTCGCGATGACCGTGGCGATGCTGTGAATATCGTTCTTGTTCATGGTGGTATTCTTGTTCATGGCGGTTTCCTCTTGTCGTGTCGCGGGTGCCCGAAGAAACCCGCGACAGTGCGTGCTCACCGTGAGCACGGCGCGCATCCCCTGCGCTGTGCGGCATCCTCGCAGCCGCGGGCTACGCGCCCACTATGGGCGCGCAGTGCCAGCCCCATCACGCGGGGGCTGTTCGCTCAGTGCGCTTTGACCCACGCATTGAGCGCGGCGCGCGCCGCGCCGTTCTGCTCGGAGCGGACCCTAGCCGCGGTGGGGTTCTGGCGCTCCCACCGGCGCAACGCGCCGACGATCTCTCGGAAAGCGTGTTTGGCAACACCTGGGCTTACGCTGTAGTCGAGCTCCCTGGTAGCCACGTCCGCAGACCATCCGTGCCCGTCCGTGGCGATACGGCGACGCTCCGCGCGGAGCATCCCCCGCGCCAGCGTTTCCGATGCTGCGCCGCGTACCCCTGCGCCCGGAACGTCGAGCACTGCCACGCACATTCCTTCCGCGTACACGTACACGGTACCCTTGCTGTTTCCGACGATTGCGACCTCGCACAGCCCGCTCGCGACGATCTCTGCGGTAGCCTTGGCTTCGCTCTTGTTCATGGCTCAATTCCTTTTCTTGGTTTGGCTCCCCGGCTGCCCGTGCACCATGCACGAGGGTACGGGTTTCCCGCGCCGCGCGTACCGTCTAGCTAGGACGGTGGACGCACCGATATTATGCGGCGCATGAAGCCAGGGCCCGCGCGGGCCCTGGCAGGTTAGCAAACCGCGTCGAACGCGCGGTCTGCCCGTTCGCGCGCGCCGCGATCGTCGGGCGCGGCGAGGGCCCGCGCCCCGGCGAAGTAGGCCGCCGGGTCTACGCCGGGCGTAGACCCTACCGCGTCGAACGCGAGGCCAGCTTCCGCGGCGGCGCGGGCCGCGTCGGCGTAGGCCGCGATACGGCCATTGAGCAGCTCCGGGTAATCCGCGGGGGCCCCGCAGACCGCCGACATCTCGGCCAGTGCGGGCCCGCGGGCCGTGGCTGCGGCGCACGCGGCCGCGTGCGCAGTCTCGAACTTCTCACGGGCCAGTCGGTTCAAGCTCTTATCCATGACAATTCCCTTTCCAGGTACCCGGTGCGGGGTAGGTAACGGCCGGGCGGGTACCGTGCGCCGGCCGATGTTTGCATAATCTCTTATGCAAACCGTCTAGAGGGTTCGAGACGGTCTAAAACCAAACATTAAACGAATACACATAAACGACCGCGCGGGAGTGAGCACCGGGGCGCGGCGCGGTAGGGCGCCCCGGTGCTAGGTGACGGAACTACGCCGTCACACCGACGAGAAACCGCGTCGCGATGCGAGTGCGGTCGCCCGACGCGGTTCGCACGGTGGCTACCTTTCCGCCGTCGGGCAGTGCTACGATGGTGAGGCGTTCCCCCGCGTCGCCTTCGTCGATAAGACCACCTTCGACGGCACTGCGGCGGCCGGCCGGCGTGAGCACCGCCCATCCGCCCACCGTGAGGGGAACCGGCGCCACGGCCGGCGTAGCGACTCGCGGCGCCTCGAACCCGGCCGGGTTCGTCTCTGCGCGGCCGGCCACGGCGGCGGCCACCGTGGCGAACGCGCCCGCGGCGACCGCGGCGACCGTGGCCAGTGACTCGGGCCCGTCACCCAAGGGCGCGGCACCCGCGGGAACCGCGGCGAGAATGTCGGCCAGCTTCCCCGCCGCCGCGGCAATCTTTTTGGCGAACACCGCGATACGGGCCGCCCGGTTACCGCGGGGCCCGCCGGACGCGCGGGTACCGTTGGACGTGCGGGGCCCGCCCCCTTCGCGCCGCGGGAGGGTTCCGCCCATACGGGACCAGAACCCTGAACGGAGCTCGTTGTATGCCCGGTGCGTTGGACCATCCAACTCGACTCCGGCCGCCGCGAGAGCTACGCGACCCATACGGGTCACGTTGCCCCTGGCCAGAAACTTCGCGTGCATCCCCGGCGGCAACCGCGCCGGATCAAAGGCCGCCAGGAAGGCCACGGCCGCGCCGTGGGGGTCGGCCGCGGTGTCGGCCGGGGCGGCGGTGTCGGTGACCGCGGCGGTGTTCACCGCGGTGAGCTCGGCGGCGGTGTCGGTGTTCACCGGGGCGGCGGTGTCCGCCGCGGACGCGGCCGCCGAGTACGCGGCAATCTCGCGGGCGGTGTCGAGCACGGTGGCCTCGTCGGCCGGGGCGGTGTCGGTATCCGCGATGGTGGCAAGGATGGTGGTACGAGGGGCGCGGCGGTTAGACTTAGAGCTCTTGGCCATGATGAATTCCTTTCAAGTGCCGCGGTGAATCGCGGCGTTGGTTTCGAGACACGGCGCGGTGCGCCGTAGAACCTACCGCCGGAAGCTGTTTCACGTGAAACACGGCGGTAGGTACTGCGAGGCATCGCGGTATCGACCCCACCGGGTTCAATGGGCCCGGTGGGGGTATTGGCAGAGGTGACGCACGCGGGTACCTTGCATCCTGGGTATCCCCCTTGCTGCGGGAGTCTGTTTCACGTGAAACAGCTCGCGAGCATGAGAGGCGCCAGGGGTAGGCGCGTGCGTCTAGTTGTAAAAGAGCTCTGCCGGGGGGTACCGGCGACCCTACGCGCGTGCGATGCGCAGAGGGAAGCTAGGCACAGTGCCTAGCTAGGCGTACAGGATGTTGAGCACCGCGATGATCGCAGTACCCAAGCTCATTGCGTACATCGCGACACTTAGGTGTCTTATGCGACACCGCCGCCGAGCAGGATCATCGCGGTCGCGATGATCCCCCCGAACACGCCAAGGATGACGTTGATGAACACTACCCAGAGCATGAAACTTTGCCAACGGGTCATGGTTTCGATCCTTTTCCAGGGTGCGCACACAAGACGCACCCTTCCCCAGTTTCGCGCCTAGTCCTAGAACGCGAAAAGGCCCCCGCCGCAGCGGGGGAAGTATGTTGTGACTCTCGCGTCTCGCGTTTCGCGCCCTTGGCGCGCCAGGGCCCCCTTGCGGGGCCAGTTCGTCGAGGCCCCAACACAATACCCATTCTTAAAGAGAACGCAAGGGGGTTCAGAGGGTTTTCTGCTCAGAGCTCTAGGGGGCCCCACATAGCAGCCTTCGTGCCGAGCCCATACCCCAAACGCAGTACGCACTAGTCAGTCACGATATCGAAACGCTGACTAGCTCGTGCGCGATATCGAAACGCAGTACGCACTAGTCAGTCACCCTTTCTTAAACATGACTAGCTCGTTCAGGGTTTCAGAGCGCCCCCAAACGCAACACTCCCTAGTCACGTTTCGCGCGCGTACCCTACCCTCCGCGCGTGTTCGCGAAACGTGACTAGCTCGTCAGGGTATCCAAAGGCTGTACGCATTGGTCACCCAAAGCGGTCACGATATCAAAACGTGACTAGCCCGTTCTGCGTTTCGATGGGGGGTACCCCCCTGGGAAAACAGGAGGCTCGGAGGGGTAGGTACGCAGATCAGAAAATGAATGCAGTTTGAACCGCCCTCTTAAACGAAATTAGAAAATGAATGCAGTTTCGACCTCGTTCTAAAACGAAATTCTAAAATGTAGAATCCAAAAACCCTTTCTTAGACGAATTGAGGCGCGGGCCCCCGACCCATGCCCCTACTCGAAGCGCGGCTAGGCGGTGGGGTCTATGTCTAGGATGTCGAGAGCTGCGTCTCTGCCTTCGGTGCCGTTGGGGAGGTGCTTGAGGATGCGCAGCGACTCTAGGGTGCGGGTGAGCTCTGCGTACATCTCTTGCGGGCCCATGTTCTCGGTGCGGATCGAGAGCACGGCCAGGGGTTCGCCTGTGACGATGCGTTCGATCTCTAGGGCCGTCTTCAACATGACCTGTGCGTCGCGTACGGCGCCGCTGACGGTCGTGATCCAGTAGCGAATCTCTTTCAACGACATGCTCTGCACAGCGGCGGGGCTCTGTGTGCGGCCCTCGAATTCCGCGACCAAGCGCTGCAACCCCACCAGCGCCTTTGAGCAGGCCGCCGAGAACATGATCGCGTTCGCCCTGCTCAGCTTCGCGCCCTTCGCCTCTGCGGCGCGCGCCTCCAACGCATCCTTTCGTGCGTCCATGCGTGCGCGCTCCTCGGCCTCCAAGGACTCGCGCTCCATCTTCAAGCGCGCCGCGCGCGCCTGCATCTGCTCAGACTCCAGCACCTCGCGTAGCGGCTTCGCCCACGCAAGGCCGCGCCACCCGCGCTCGTAGGTCGTCTGTGCCAGCTTGCGTGTGCATTTACACCGCCGGGCAGCCTCCGCGTGATCCTCCGCGTGGTCCCGGTAGTACACCAGCAACGTCTCGTACAAGTCCCGCGTGTATTGCTGCTTCGGCATGGCAACGCTACTCATACAACAATGAACAGCGCCATGCTCGACGAGCGGAACAAAGAACGTGTCTTGAACTGGCTCGCCGCCAACCCGGACGCGGCGAGAGACATGCTCGAACGCGCACAGCGTATCCGCATCGCCGCGGCTCGGCTGTCGTGTGACGTGTTCTGCGAGTTCGTGGGGCGCGACGAGCTCACCCACAAGCCCATCCGGCAGGCCCCCATCCACCGCCGGTTTCACGAGATCGCCAGCAAGCACAAGCGCGCCGTCATCTGGTCGCACATCGAGTCGGGTAAGTCCTTCTCGCTGTGCGTCATGCGCACCCTCTGGCTCCTCGGGAACAACCCCGACCTGCGCCTCGCCATCGTCTCGAACACCGCGGGGCAGGCAGTCAAGATTGTTAAAGCAATCAAGACGTACATCGAGCAGTCCGAAGAGCTGCGGCTCGTCTTTCCGAACCTCGTCCCAGGGGATCGCTGGTCCGACGCCGCCATCACCGTCAAGCGTACGTCCGCCGCCCGCGACCCCTCTGTGCAAGCCGTCGGTGTGCACGGCAACGTGCTCGGCTCGCGCCTCGACGGAGCCTTCCTCGACGACGTGCTCGACTACGAGAACACACGCACCGACCACGCACGCGACGACCTGTACCGCTGGTACAACGCGACCATCTCAGGGCGTATGACCGCCAACGCCTTCATCTGGCTCGTCGGCACGGCGTGGCACCCCGAAGACTTGATGCACCGGCTGGCGGCCCTGCCGGGTTGGTTCTCCGAACGCAACCCCGTCGTGCGTGAAGACGGCTCCCTGTCGTGGCCCGAGCGCTGGCCCGCCGAGCGTATCGAAGAGAGCAAGACGATGGGCAGTCTCGAATTCGCGAGACAGCTTCTCTGCGTTGCGCGCGACGACACCGACTCGCGGTTTCGTGAAGAGTGGCTCAAGCGCGCCCTCGAACGAGGCTCCGGGCGCTCCATGCCCGGCGAGCTGCGTGTTGTACCCCCCGGCTACATGACCGTGACCGGCGTAGACCTCGGAACGGGTAAGAAGAACTCTGACCTGAGCGTAATCTTTACGATCGCCATTCACCCGAACGGCGACCGCGAGGTGCTGTGCATCGAGTCGGGGCGATGGACCGCCCCCGAGATCGTGCAGCGCATCGTGAACACGCACCAACGCTACCTGTCCATCGTGTTCGTAGAGTCGAACGCTGCGCAGTCGTTCATTCTCGACTTCACACGCGATCTATCCGCAGTGCCCGTGCGCCCCTTCACCACCGGCCGCAACAAGAGCGACCCGGTTTTCGGTGTCGAGTCGATCGCCGTCGAGATGGAGAACGGCAAGTGGATCATCCCGAGTCAGGGAGGCCAGCCACTCACCAATGAAGTCGCAGCGTGGATGAACGGCATGATGAACTACTCGCCCGCGGGCCACACGTCGGACTATCTCATGGCGTGCCTACCCCCCGGCCAGCGCGTGCTCACACACAGGGGCCCCACGCGCATCGAAGAAATCGAAGTGGGCGACCGCGTGCTCACGCACAAAGGTCGCTGGCGCAAGGTCACCGAGGTGACCAGCCGCGCGTACGACTCGACGGTCTACAAGCTCACCCCTCGAAACGGGCCGCCGATCACGGTCACGCACGAGCACCCCGTGCTCGCGATGTTCCCTGCGGACTTCAAGTACCGAAAGCAGGGCGAGTTTCACTGGCCGGAAGGGTGGCAGTGGGTGCGCGCTCGCGACTTGAACGAGCACCACTCGCTCTTGTCGCCGCAGCAGGAGTTCACAGAGGAGCCGCCCGCGCTTCCGCCGGGTGCCGCGGCGCTCGGATTGCCCCTCGACGAAGAGTTCATGCAGTTCGTCGGCATCCTGCTCGCCAGTCGCGCGAAGGTTCGGCCCGGCGCTGCGCACTTCTCCGTGAAGCTACCGCCGAACTCGATGCACCTACGCCTGTTCTGCACGCAGCAGGCGAACCGCGTTGCGCCGGGTACGGGGTTTCACATCGAAGAAGACCGCTCCTCGTTCCGCATCGTGCTCGGCCAGAAGGGTGTCGCCGCCATCCGGCTGTTGGGGGCCGCCGGTCGGCGTGCCGCGCTTCCGTGGAACTGGCTCCGTGCGCCCACAAGCCTGCGTCTCGCCGTTCTCCGTGGGTGGGTTCTCGTTGCCGAAGACCCGATGCCTGTGGATCGCTTCGGCAACAGTGCCTTCGTGCTGCGTACCCGGTCGCTCGGCATGGCCGAGCAGGCACGCCAGACCCTCGTAGACGCTGGGTTTCGTCCCTCGCTCATCATCGACAAGGGCGAGCACCTGTACACGAACCCGAACACGGGGGTCACGTCGCTGGTCGATGGGCAGTACCGCGTGACCCTCGGCGTGCACGACACCGCCGTGCTTTACAACAACACGGGGAGCGACCTCGACCGCGTTCATTTCGGGGGCGCGGTGCGCCGGCCCCCCGCTGCTGGGTACCACACGGAGCGGGTTCCCGAGGGTGTGCGCGCGCCGCTGCTTCGCATCGACAAGAGCACGTTCCGCGGGACCGTCTACAACCTGCACGTCGAGGAAGACGAGTCGTTCGTCGTGCACGGCTACGCGGTACACAACTGCTGGTTTGCTCGTGAAGGCGCGCGCACCGTCGGCCCGAAGGAAGCCAAGAAGGCAAAGCTGCTCAAGCACTCCCTGCTACAGCGGTGACGGGGTAAGGTACGAGCCATGAGCGTGACCAACGACGGCACCGGCCGGGACACCGCGATTGCAGCCTTCGATCAGATGTCGTCTGGCGACCGCATGACCGCGCGTCAGATGCACTTGAACAGGCTGTGGGGCTTTTTCCGCGCGCAGCAGTACGACCATCGGCGCGTTGCGTGGGACGGCACCCCCGTGCTGCCCACCGAACAGCGCGCCTCCGTCGCGCACACCGGGTACATCCCGCCGGGCTTCGAGGGCAACCCCGACCAGACGCTCTCGTTGAAGTACCGCCGGCCCGACGCGCCGTACCACCTCGGTCGCGTCATCGTCGAGCGCTTCACCGGCCTGCTCTTTTCGCAGCGGCGCCACCCCATCGTGCGCGTGCCGGGTGACCCCGATACGGAGGACATGCTCGGCGCGATCTGCGACGAGGGCCGGCTGTGGTCGAAGATGGTGATGGCCCGCAACTACGGCGGCGCGATGGGCTCGGTGGCCATCGGGTTCAAGCTCGACAAGGGGCGCCCCGTCTTCGAGGTGTTCGATCCGCGGTGGTGCATCCCCATGTACCTGTCGCGCGCGGAGAACACGCTGCGCAAGCTCGAAGTTCGCTACGTCTACTACGAGCCCGTCGTCACCTTCGACGAGAAGAAGAACCGCATCGTCGAGCAGCGGCCGTTCTTCTACCGCCGTGTGATCGACACGCAGTCGGACGAGGTTTGGGAGGGCGTGCCGGCCGACAAGGGCGAGCCGAACTGGAACGAGTTTGACTCCAACCGCGTCGAGCACGGCATCGGGGAGTGCCCCGCCGTGTGGATTCAGAACCAAGAGGTGCAAGACGACATCGACGGCGACCCCGACGCGCACGGTGCGTTCGACATGATGGAGCAGATGGACGCACTCATCTCGCAGGCCAACCGCGGGGTGATCTCCAACTGCGACCCGACGCTGCTCATCGTGTCGGAAGACGAGATGCCGGAGGGCTTGAAGAAGGGCTCCAGCAACGCGCTCAAGCTCAGCAAGGGCAACGCGAGCTACATGGAGATGAACGGCCAGGGCCCTCGCGCTGCGCTGGAGCTCGCCGAGCGCTTCGAGAAGCTCGTGTGCCGCATGGCGCGCGTCGTGATCGACCAGTCGAGCTCGCAGGTCGCGAAGACTGCCACGGAGATCGACCGCGACTACAGCTCGATGTTGGAGAAGGCCGACGTGCTGCGCGAGCAGTACGGCGAGCGGGGCATCAAGCGGTTGCTCCGCATCGTCATCAAGGTGTGCAAGGCGGCCCTGACGCCGCGCCCGGTCGAAGGGGTCGGCGTCGTGCGTCAGGTGCTCGACCTGCCGATGCGCCCGGTGACCAACCCCGACACGGGGGAGCGCAGCTTCGAGCCGCGGAAGTTCGGGTCGAGCGACCACATCACGTTGGCGTGGGGCCCGTACTTCCAGCCGACGCTCTCGGACGCCAACACGGCTGTGCAGGCGGCCGGCACGGCGAAGGAAAAGGGGCTCGTGGACGCGCTCACGGCCACGAAGTTCATCGGCCCGTACTTCGGGCTCGACGATCCCGCCGACACCATCCATCAGATCAAGCAAGACGCTGACGAAGAGATGGCCAAGATGGAAGAGATGGCCAAGCGTCAGATGCAGATGCAGAAAGAGATGGAGGAAGAGTCCGCCGCCGAGCCCGCCGAGGGTGAGGAGGGTGCCCCCGAGGACGACGCCGCACTCGACGCGGAGCTCGCCGCACTCGACGCGGAGCTCGCCGCACTCGAAGGGGAGGAGGGCGCAGAGGGTATGCCGGCCGAAGGCGAGGAGCCGTTGCCCGAGGAGCCCGCCGAGTGAGCTCGTTCTTCATTCACAACAGCCGCCCCGTGCTCGGCACGGCGCGGTACCCGAGCTGGATCGGTCGCGCGGAGTACCTCGACGACCCGAAGTTCGTGCCTCTCCCACCCAAGGCGGGCACGGAAAAGCCGACCGTGCTTCAAGACACGAAGTACGGCATCACCTACCCCATTCTCGACAACATGACGCAGGGGGAGTGGGTCACCGCAGACGTGGTGATGCGCTGGTACAACGCGTCGTTCGAGATGGTCGTGCAGTGGGTACGCGATGGGCTGATCGCAGCAGCGGCGACGCCGAAAGGCGGCAAGCGGTACCGCGTACTGGACCCTCACCGACTCATGCGAGACAAGATCGCACGCGCCGCTAAGGCCAATCGGAGGGTCCGCTGATGGGTGACTTCAACAAGCCGCGCCTCGTTTTGCTCGACGCCAAGGACGGGTCGAAGGAGCCTCCGAAGCAGAAGCCAGTCAGTCGCGGCACGCTCCGCGCTGCGGCGGCCTTCACCAAGATGGTCGCGCGAGGGGAGATCACGGACTTCTTCACGATCGCCGTAGGCCCCGACGGGGCGCTCGTCACAGGGGCGTGGCGCGGGAAGCACGAAGACACCATCATCGCTGAGATGGTTCGCGCCACGCACGGGCTTGTCGTCGGCGAGTTCGACAGCCACCTCGCCCCCGACGAGTGACATGCTGATCTCGTTCGAGTTCGACGGCGTCATCGTGCGCGACGACACGCGCGCGTTCGATGACCTGGAGACGCCGCTGGAGCTCGTGCCCGGCGCTTCGCTGACCCTACGGTCGTTGCGTCGTGCCGGGCACATCCTGCTTTTGTGCTCCGACCGTGCGAACCGAGCCCTTCGGGTAGACCCCCGGCTGGACCCCTTGGTCACTGCGGGGGTTGTGAAGGTGGACCCTGTGCTCTGGAAAGAGCAGCAAGGGTTCTTCGAGAACCGCTACCAAGAGATGTTGGCCTTCGTGCTGGCCTACCTACCGGGTGTGTTTCATGCCATCGACGATGGCTTGCAGGGTAAGCCCGTCGTAGACCTGCACATCGACGCGAAGGCACGCGCGTTCAACCAGGGTGGGTGGCCGGCGATCATGCAGTGCTTCGGGTACAGAACGAGGAGAGCGCGATGAGCAAGCAGAACATCCAGCACCGTCGTCGGTTCATGGGCGGGCGCGCGACGCCCGAGCAGTATCACTCCAAGTACGCGTTCCCCCCCGGCACGAAGTGCCAAGTCGGGGGGTGCCCCGCGCACCCGCTCACGCGGATCATCGTGATGGTGCCCTACGAGGAGCTCCGTAAGCGCGACCCCGGCATCGACGTGCTTGCGCAGACCGATCCGGCGAAGTTTCTCGCGATGATGATTCCGTTGAAGATCAACGGACCCACGCAGCCCGCGGTGAACCACATTCGCATCTCGACGGTGTACGCCTGCAAGACGCACACGCCGGATGCGGAGCGCGCCGCAGCGAAGGGCCCCTCGTGGGCCGTCGTCGAGATCAATCGCGGCCCCGGTGAGGACAAGCCCAAGGTGGGCTGGGGGACGATGCCGACGTGACCAAGCGCGGCAGCATCGTGAAACGCTACGGGGGGAAGGGCGCCACGGCGCAGCACTTGATCCCCCACTTCGCGCGCGCCGACTGGTACATCGAACCGTTCTTCGGCGCGGGGTCGGTGTTCTTCGCGCTGCCGTTGTCGGCGTACCAGTTCTACGCGGTCAACGACCGAGACAGCGACGTGGTGAACTTCTTTCGTGTGCTGCGGAACCAGCCCGACGCGCTGCACGAAGTCGTCGAGCTGTCTCCGCACGCACGCGACGAGCTCGTTGCCGCCCGCGAGCCCGCCGACGACCCGGTGGAGAAAGCACGTCGTTTCTGGTGTCGCTCGCGCATGGGGTTTGCGGGAATCGACCTTCCCACGAACGGCTACGGCCGTGACACCTTGAAGGGCTACGGCAAGATCGACCAGCTCCGCGAGTACGCGCGCGCCCTCGTGCGCGTGACGGAGATCGACAACGCCGACGCGCTGGACTTCCTCACGGGGTACGGCACCGAAGCGCAGTGCCGATCCAACAAGGTGTTCGTCTACGCAGACCCGCCGTATGTGCTCGGAACCCGCAAGGGCGTCGCGTACGCGCACGAGATGGACGACGCGCACCATCGGCACCTCGCGGCGCGCCTGCACACCATCGTTGGGTACGGCGGCCGGGTTGCCGTGTCGGGGTACGACAGCGACCTGTACAACGAGCTGTACGCAGGGTGGCGCGTCGTGCGGTTCGACACGGCGTTGCTCGCGGGGAAGAACCGTGGGACGCGCACCGAAGTGCTCTGGCTCAGCTACCCGGAGAGCGAAGAGATGGGCGCCTACGCGCCGAAGGTGCGTCCCAAGAGCGATCTCGAAGCGCGCCTGCTCGCTTCGGCGAAGGGTCGCCGCTAGTCTGGCGGCATGGCCCGCGACAAAGACCTAGAGAAGCTCCTCAAAGAAGCTCGTGCTGCGGCGGCCGAGGCCAAGCGGCTGCGGACCTCGGGGGGTGACCAGGGCACCATCGCAGCACTGCGAGCCAAAGCGGCGTCGCATCTCGCTGCCGCGCGCACACACGCTGCTGGTACGGCTCAGCGGGCAGGCGCGGCTGCGTCGTCTGCCGCTACCTCAGCACGGGCTGCCCGTGAAAAGGCCACCGCGCGGGCTTCAGAGGCATCCGATGCCGCGCGCAAGGCTGCGGCGCGCGTCACGGCGCGGTCTACCACTGCGTCGCGTGACGCGGAGGCGGCATCGCTGATCGCGAAGTCGCGTGCTAACCGCGCTGCCGCAGCGGCGGGCAGAGCAACGTCGGGTGTTACTAAGCCGACGATCCGTGGTCGCGCAGAAGACGCTGTTCGTGGTGGTGTGAAAACTGCCGCAGAGGCGGGCAGTAGCGCACGCGCCGCCGTGGCTAGCAAAGCAAAGACCGCTAGGGCCACTGCGAAGCACGAAATTGCCGAGCACCGCGCACGGGTAGCTGCAACTGCGTCGGGCGCGGCAGAGGCGGTTCGGCAGCGCACTGCGCGTGCGAAGGCCGGCGCGAATTTCGTAGTTGGCTCGTATAAGCATGACCTGAGAGAGCGGCAGGCTGAGTTGTCCGCGCGCACGGCAGAGGCGCGCGCGAAGGTCCGCGCGCGCACCGAGGGTCTTTCAAAAAAGGCTACCGAGGCACGCGCGCGTGTCACCGCGGCTGCGGCTAGAGCGCGGGCCGGCGCGGAGTTCGCTGCTGGGGCGCACAAGCACGAGCTTCGAGAAAAGCACGCCGAGCTGGTAGCCGGTGCCGCTGCCGCCCGCGCGCGTGTCACTGCCCGAGCACAGAGTGCGGCGGGCGCGGCAAAGAAAACAGTTGGTGAGAAACTCGCGGAAGTGCGCCGCCTACAGGCGGTGGGGGAGCACGAGTTTGCCGAGCGCAAAGCCGAAGCTACCGCGAAGGTGGCTGGGGCTCGCGAACGAGCCGCCGCAGCAGCAGGCCGCGTGCGGGCTTCTGCTGAGAAGAAGGCCGCGCAGGTCAAGGCCGACACGGCAAAGCACCGACACGAGCTGGAGGAGCACAAGGCCGCCGCAGCTCAGAAACTCACAGAGGCCCGAGCCCGCGTTGCTGCTGGCGCCGAGAGGGCTCGTGTGTCTGCGGAACGCAAGGCCGCGCAGGTAAAGACAGACGTTGCCAAGCATCGGCATGAGCTAGAGGAGCACAAAGCGGTCGCGGCACAGAGGCTCAGCGAAACCAGGGCGCGGGTCGCCGCGGGTGCTGAGAGGATGCGTGCGTCAGCCGAGAGAAAGGCTGCGCAAGTACGGGCCGATACTGCCAAGCACCGGCACGAGCTGGAAGAGCATCGCGCGGTTGCCGCCGAGAAGGCGCGCGCCGCGGGAACTCGTGCTGCCGAGGTTGCTGCAAAGGCGCGCGAGCAGATGGTTGCTCGTGGTCAGTCTGCGCAGCAGGCGGCAAAAGCAGCTACGGCGAAGCATCGTCACGAGTTGGAGGAGCGGCGGGCCGCGGTCGCGGCGAAGATCACTGCGGCGCGCTCTCGCGCTGGTGAGGTGGCAGGCAGGGCAAAGGCTGCTTCCGCAGAGAAGGTCGCGGCTGCAAAGATCGTCGCCGGTTCGCACGCGCACGATCTGCGAGAGCGCCATGCCGAACTCTCCGCGAGGGTTTCCGAAGTTCGTGCGTCTATGGATGCCGCACGGGCAAAAGCCGCTTCACTCGTTGGCAAGGCGGCACCGAAGGACGCCGAGGCTGCGGCGATGCTCGCGAAGTCGCGGGCTGCCCGTGCTGTTTCGGCCGCGGGTCGCGGTGAGTCGCGCGCTTCGTCGAAGGAAGACCGCGTTGCTAAGGATGTCGCCGCGCACAAAGAGGCGCTTCTCCGGCGCAAAGCGCAGCTTGAGGAGCGGCTTGTCGCGGCGCGGACGATGGCGTCTGCGTACGCCGAGCGCGCGCGTGTGTCCGCAGAACGCAAGGCTGCTCAGGTCAAGGCAGACACCGAAGATCACCGCCAAAAGCTAGAAGCTGGTCGAGCCGCCGCCGCGGAAAAGGCGCGCGCTGCCGCGCAGGCCACGCAGGCCGCCCGCGACAAGATGCGCGGCTTGTCGAAAGAGGCTCGTGTAAAGCTGGCAGAGAAGTCTGAGGCGTCGCGTATCGCACTCGGGCGGATCAAAAAGGCCGGGTCGCTCAAGGCGGCGAAGGCGGATGAGTCAACTCGTGAGTTGATCCGCCGGGCTGGCGGTTTGAAAGACCAAGCAGCCGACCTGTTCAAAAAGAAAGAGCAGCCGAGAGATGCCGAGGCTGCGGCGATGCTCGCCAAGGCGCGCGCCGCTCGCGCGGTGTCTGCTGCTGGGCGTGCGGAGTCTGGAGTTAGGCCGCACCGAGAGCCGGGTCTGCCGCCTGTAAAGCTCGACGATCACACGAAGCGGTTGTTGGACGAGGCGCACGAAGCACGCAAAGCGGCTGCTAGTGCGATGGCTTCCGGCAACATGCTGGCGGCTCGCCAGGCAATGGCGGCTGCTAAAGAGAAGCTGTCTGGTGCTCGGGATATGGCCGAGAAGATGCGGGACATGTCGTCACGCGTCACGGCTCAGGCACGCCAGCCGTTCGGCGTCGCGAAAGAGATGCTCGGCAAAGTGCGGCGGCCGTTCGCAGCACAATCGACGCCGCCTTCTACAGACGCCCCAGTGACGCCTACCGCGCCGGCAAAGCCGCCGCCGAAGGCAGCAGAACCCAAGGTAGAAGAGGACACCCCACGGCAGCGCCACGCCCGCGAGCTGTTCATCAGGGCGCGTGAGGCAGCGCGCGTCGGTGACAAGGCGCGCGCCCGTGACCTACGGCGCATGGCGAAAGGCGCACTCGATGGTGTCTACGTTGGGCCCGAGAAGCCAAGGGCTGTGCGCCGTGCGGGGTCACAACGCGGCGGCGACCGCGCCGTTCAGAAGCTAGTTGAGCGCACGCGTGATCTTCACGGTATTGACCGGCAGCTTCACAACACAGGTCCGCGTGTCCCGCACGCAGACCGCGCCAGATCGGCTGCTGCCGAAGCTAACCAGCTTCGGAAGAGCGCCGCTGTTGCGCGTGCTCGCGGCGACCACGATCTTGCCAAGAGTCTTTCAGCAGCAGCAGCAGTCAAGGCTGCTGCTGCGCGCGCGCACAAGGCGCGTGCATCACACGAGCGCCACGCAAACCTTGTAGCGGAAGCACGAGAGTGGCGTGCGGACGAAAGGCGTCACGATGAGTCGGGTGACACAGACGCCTCCGCGCAGTCTGCCGCGCTCGCTAGTATTGCAGAAGCGCAGACGCGCGGCGAGTCGGTGGACCGTGTTGATCCAGATGCGGAGAAGGCGTCTGCGCGCGCACTGAAACTCGGCGAACAGGTGAAGGCGCGACTAGCTGCCGCGCGCGCAGAGTCGCGCAGTGCGGCAGCGGCATCGGCCAGATACGACAAGCACACGTCACCAGAGGGTCAGGCTAAGGCAAAGCGAAAGCGTATTCAAATTCGCAAGGCTGCTATCCGCGAGCGTATGCGCCAGGAGCGCCGCAAATCGTATGGGTGGGGTCACGCCTTTGCGAAGGGGCGCACTTCGGAGATCATTGCGGCGAAGAAATCGCGCGCCTTCCTAGAAAAGTTGGACAAGAAACAGGAGGCAGCTCACCAAGCAAAAGTAGCGGCGAAGAAGGCCGCTAAGTGGGCGGCACGCGCCGCCCCATTCAAGAAGGCGCTCAAGGCTTCTTATAAGCTAGTCACTGGTAAAGAGTACAAGCGCAAGCTCACCGATCAAGAGAACCTCGCGCACGCACAGGCAATAGAGAAAGAGCTCATCAAGAAGTCCCGCCAAGTCAACAAAGACCTGCGCGACGCGCACGACAAGGTTCGGAGCGCGCGCGCCGCGTTGGCCGCCGCGTCGTCAGCTCGCGATATCCGTGAGATGCGCGTACCCGGCTCTGCGAGAGAGCGTGCCTGGGCTAAGGCAGTTGAAGATTTGAACCAAGCACGGGCCGGCGTAGCCAAAGCAAAACAAGCGGTGGCGGACCACAAACTCCGCGTGCAGGCTGCCGGCAACGTCAGGTCGGCTATTGCGGGCAAGATCGAGAAGGCAATCGGTACTCGTATCAAGCGGGGCGTCGGGAAGGTTGTGCACGCACTCAAGGCACCCTCGCGACGAGTGAAGGCGATCCGTTCTGCGATTGCCGCGAAGTTCTTGGAGTTCAAAAAGAAGCACGGCATTGACAAGCCGCTCAAGCCGAGTCAGCGAAAGACCATCATGCAAAAGGTGTTCGGTAGTGATAAAGGCTACCGCGGTGAGGCGTACGTCGCGGGCGGCATGGGCGGCGTTGGTATGATGTTCCTCACGGGCAGGAGTGGTTTTCAGCACCCCGACCACCGCGCGAAGATGCGCGAGATGGCCGAAGAGCTGAAACACGCACACGACGAGGTGCCGCATGTACTGCACAAGGGCAGCAAGGGCGGCGTCTTCTACTACAGCCCCGAGGGTAAAAAGGTGTACGTCACGCGTGGTGGTATCGGTGGGATACTGAGTATGTACAAGATGTACAAGGCAGGCAGAGCAGGGGCGCGCTTGTACAGCTAGGGGTGCGTGCTACGATGCTGCGGCGAGGTGCCCATGCCGGTTTCCGTCAGCTACCGACCGACTTTCTTCAACCCCCTCAAGCTGGTCACCGCTGGCGGCGCCTTTTCGGCCGCGCGCGACTACCACCGGCTCGGAAAGCTCGCCCGCGAGCACGAGGCCCACGCACGGCACGCCGCGGCGATGGGGGATCGCGTCGGCCAGGCATATCACGAGCAGCGTGCGAAGCACCTGTCCTCGTCAAGCGGGCGGGCGTCCACGATTCTCGCAGCGCGAACGGGCGTCGGCATCGGCAAGCACGCGATGGACTCGTTCGGCACCGGCATCAAGGCTGGCTGGAGCCCGGTGCGGTCGGTGGGTGTTTACTCTAAGAAAGTGAACATCCCGAAGGTGCGCATCCCGAAGTTCGGCAAGAGCGGCGGCGGTGGTGGTGGCGGCGG